CACCATTTCTTGTGGCGCTTCGGGCGCCAGGTCATCGAGACCTTGCGCGAACGAGCGGACCATCGCACGCTGTTCGTCGGTAAGAGCTTTGCCGGCGCGCAGTTCGGCGAGCGCGCGGTCCAGGTCGCGGAACCCACCCGACGTCGCCGGGTTGGCGCCGTAGTTCACCGCGCTCACGTCGCCTTTGTTGAGGTTCACCTCGAGGACTCGCCGATGCGTACCGGTCGCGGGCGAGTCCGGCTGGCCGTCGTCGTCGGTCCATTCGTCCGCCACGACGCGGAACGCGAAGGACATCTCGTCGATGTCGCCGCGGTCGACCGCGGAGCGGAGGTCGTTGACCGAGTTGGACGACGGGTCGAGCTCGGCGAGCGTACGCAGGCCGGTCGAGTCCTCATCGAGAGTCAGCGTCCCGGACTTGGTGCGCGCGAGCGTCAAGCCTTCGTGGTTGACGAGGAACGCGACATCCGCGTTGTTCAACAGGGTCCGTTTGAACGCGCCCCGCGCCATCGTCTCCACCCAGCCGAACGGCGGGCCGCCGTAGACCTTGTATTCGTTCTCGGTGACGGCAGCGTGACCGAAATAGGTGAGTGTCTGACCGTCCTTCGACGCGCGGATTTCGGGACGGTCGACCTTGACGAGACGTTCCTCGTCGGCCACGTCTGCCTGTTCGGCCCAGGTGACGTTCCGATAGGCGCGCGACTGCTCGAGCGTCAACAGTTCGATACGGTTCATTTCGTGGCTCCTACCGGCGTCTTGCCGTTCGGTGCAGGCGCGCCAAATGCCGCTGGCGGTGCAGGGCTGGTCGTGTCGATGGTGTCGCCACCGGGGATGGGTGGCAGTTCTTCGAGTTCGCGTACTTCGTCGAGCTTCAAGAATGGCTTGTTGCCGAGCGCGATCTGGTACGACTCGTAGCGGGTTTTCAGGTCCGCGCGCTTCAACGCGTCGACGTTGAACTTCATGTATTGCGGCGCGGGCATGAGAAACGAGATGGCCTTCTCGAGCCGGATGATCCAGCGGCCGAGCGTGAACGTCACCAGATGCGTACCGCGGTCGGTCAAGTTGGCGTAGGTGAGGTTCTGGCCGCGGTTGATGGCGATGCCGAGCATGGACGGGTCGAGCAGGAACATCTGCGCCGCGATTTCCGCGGCTTGGAACTCGCGGGACTGCAAGAACTGGGCCTGTTCGGGCGTGACCGAGATTTGCTGCCAGGTCGCGCCGTTCGTCAGCACGCCCGGCATCCATGCTTTCTTCAGTCCGCCGTGGTCGCGCGAGAAGCCCGACGCCATGTCGCGCGCTTGGTCGGGCGTCAGCTCGCCGGGCGTGGTAATGACGCCCGACATCGTCGTGCCGTTGGAGTAGAACCGCCCAGCGAAGTCTTGGGCGCCGAGCCCGAGCCCAATGGACTGACGGGCGTTCTCGACCGGCGACAAGCCTTTCAGCGCGCCCGGCCGGGTCATCGCCTTGATGTGCAGCATCCGGCCGCGATAACGCTTCCCGCGCACCATGTAGTAGACGCCGTTGCCGTCGTCGCGCACGTCGACTTCGGTCGGGTTCAGACAGTAAATCTCGGCCGGCATGAAGTTGCCGTCAATCGTGTAACCCCAATACGCGTTGCCGTCTAAGAGCAGCGACATGAGCGTCTGGGTGAGGAACTCGATCATGTCGCAAGAAGGTGACGGCTGGTCGAACCAGCCCGGCGTCACCGTGACCTCTTCGCTCGTCCCGTCCGGCCGTTTCCGGTAGGCGTCGCGCGGAAGCGTCGCGATCGTGTCCGAGATGAGCGACACACACCCGTAGACGGTGAGGAGGTTGAGCGCGTTGTCGGTCGTGACGTTGATGCCCGACGCCGAACCTGAACTCGCGCCCCAATCACCCCACGGAGTGACCTGCATCGCGCGTTGTTCGGGTGGGTTCGCGGAGCGTCGCAGGAGATTGGCGAGCATCTATCGCCTTTCCAACGCGACACCGACGACGACCGCTCCGAGGCCAAGCGCAATCCCGCCCGCTGCAAGTGAGATGAACCCAATGAAACTGGCGACGATGAGCAATCCGACGACCTGCAAGACGGAGGCGAACACTCTCACGAGACCTCCGAAAGCGAAACGTAAGTGGACGGGCCACGCGCGACGGGCATCGTCTGCGCGGCCTCGACAGCGAGAACGGATGCGATGCCGGCGTCGATTTTGCGGCCGTCGTCACTCTTGGTGAACGTGTAGCGGGTGCGGCCGTCGTTCTCGTCTTCGAGTTTGACGTATGCCTTCACCCGCGCCATCGCCAGGACGTGCGATGTAAGGAGCGAGTCGCCGTCGTGGGTGAGCGCGCCTTCGAGGAGCGCGGTGGAGAACCGGTCGCAGGCGGCGGCCATGCGTTTCGGCTGGTTCGTGTCCAAAACGATGACGACGGTGTCGCCCCATCGTTCCGCCCACCGTTCAATCTCGGTCTGCCATTTCGGCGGGTCGCATACCAGTAGCCCGACGTCGTAGACGTCCATGAGACGCTCGACGGCTCGTTCGACGTCGAGGCGCGGGATACGCCAATCGCTCGGCGCGTTGACGGGCCGTACCCAAATGGTCGGCTTCTGGTTCACGGTTGGGACGAACAGGTGGCCGTCCGCCGTGCAGGCAACGAGCGCGGTCGCGTCGTTCGAGATGGAACCGTCGAAGCCGAGCCCGATGCGTTCCCGGTCGGCAATCGGCCGAATCGCGATCCGTTTGGCCCAGAGATCGGGGTCGACTGCTACTCCGCCGCCTGCGATGATGATGTTCCCGTAAAACCGGGCGGCCTGGGCCACGTCGCGTTTCAGGAGGTCGGATGCTTCGGCTTCGATGGCGTCGAGGTCGACGTGGCCGCCGTTCGTGCGGAGGACGTCTTTCGGATAAACGATCCGGTGGATTTTCCGGCGCTCCGCCCGGTTCTTGTACGACAGCGAACTCGGCGGCCGGACGAACTGGCGGTACACGTCCGGGGCGCCGGACTCGAACTCTTGCTGCGCGACCGACTTCTCCGTTGGGTCCCAGCCGTTCGACGTGAGTGACGCCCGGCCGCCCATACCGGCGAGGCCGCGCCATTGGGTGTCCGCGACCTTCGTCATCTTGTTGCGCGCGGTCCAGACGCCAACCTCGTCCTGCGGGCAGAACGTCACCCGCTGACCGAGACGGGAGAGCGCCGAGCTCGTCACCGTGTCGATCCGTCCACCACCGGGGAGGCGAATGAACTCCTCGCCCGTTTTGGGGATGATGTCAGCGAGCGGCCCTTCCTCAATCATCGGCCGCAGCGCGTCGTAGGTGTTCTCGGTCGACTCTTCCGAGAATGCGGTGATTTGGATGAGCGGGGTCGGCCAGGACATTCCCATCGGCTCGCCCGGCTCGTACTCGTACTCCCACCCGCACCGACAGCCGTGGTCCGCGCAGGCGTAGCCGTCGCCCTTCGTCGCCCATCCGGCGAACAGCGCCGGACCGACTCCCTCGAGGCAGACCTGCGTCGCGACGAGCGGGTTCTTGCCGAGCTTCTGCGGCCCAATCAGCAACGACCGACGATGCACGAACGCGGGAGCCAAAATCGGATTTTTCGCGTCGTACTCAACATCGCCACGGACGAGGTAATGGTTCGCCAAGTGGAGAAGCTGGTAGTCGTACAGCCGAAACGGGGCACCCTTGCGGAACCCGTCCGGGATGACGCAGTGCGCCTCCACCCACTCAGGCGCCACCGCCATTGTCGCCGGCTGCCGCTTCGCCATTCTTGACCACCTTCAACCGGTCACGCGCCGACCGAGACCGGACGGGCTTCTTCGGCTCGACCACGACTTCGTCTCCGATACGCCATCGGTTCGCTCGCAAACCGGGGACCGTCAATCCGAGGTCATTCATTTTCCGCTGGACAACATTCCGGTCCGCGGCGGTTGCTTTCGGTCCCTCTGACACGACAATCGCCCGAACGAACAGGGCAACCTCGAGCTCTTGGCCGTTCCGTTCCCACTCGACCGCCTGCGGACGAGACCATTCCCGTTC